CCGAATTATAGTAGAACCACAAGAATATAACGACTACTTAAGGGCAGTACAAAGCCAACAAAAGTTAATAGTTTTAGATATGTCATATAAAGAAAATTATGATACTTGCGACGATCTTGGTTTAACCAAGTCAACTGGCCCTGGACCTGCTAGAAATTTTGCTTGGGATGTAGCAATAGCAGAAGGCTACGATCATCATTGGGTTATGGACGATAACATTACATCTTTTAGACGTTTTAATAAAAATGAGAAAGTCAAAGTATCTACGGGTGCTATCTTTGTAGCCATGGAAGATTTTGTTTTGCGTTATAAAAATATTGGTATGTCTGGCCCTAACTATTATATGTTTCAACCTGCAAGACAGAAGAGTCCGCCCTTTATTCTTAATACTAGGATCTATTCTTGTAACCTTATAAAAAATAATATTCCTTTTAGATGGCGAGGGAGATATAACGAAGATACTATTTTATCGCTTGATATTCTTAAAAAAGGTATGTGTACGTTGCAATTTAATGCGTTTCTCCAAGAGAAGATGACCACACAAACTCTACGAGGCGGTAATTCTGCGGAATTTTACGATATAGAAGGAACTTTAGCTAAATCTAAAATGCAAGTAAAAGTACATCCTGACGTTTCTAGAATAGTCAAAAGATTTGGTCGTATACATCATTATGTAGACTACAGCTCTTTTAAGATGAATAAATTAATCAGAAAGGCAAATTATAAAGTTAAAAAGAAAACTAATGACTATGGAATGTCTTTAAATCTTAATCATCAAAATTAACTTCATGCCAATCATCTGGTGGTAACTTCTCAAAAGGTTCAAATACTTTCTTTTTTAGATCATAAGTAAATTTAGCTTCGCCTATCTTTCCATAAAGGTCTTGCTCTCTTATTTTTCGTGTAATGACATTTGTTGTATTATCTTCAAAGTCTCTATATATAGTTAATACTGCATCTGATTGATTATGCCAATGCGCAGAACCAGATACATCGTATGCAGTAGGTGGCATATAAGCTCCATCTGTGCCTTTAGGCAACTTAGTAGGATGTGCTACTACCCAACAAACTACTTCGTATATTCTGGCAAACCTTTTGCACAGAGAAATAAAATCTCTGATATGTTCGTCCTCTCTAGCATTGCCTGACCTTTTAGCATCTACTTCGTTATATGGATCTATTATTAAGCCATTTACTCCGTATTTAAAAACACTTGATTTAGCTATTTTTAAAATATTTTCTATATTTGGCACTATGTCTCTTGTTTCTATAAAAAAGAAATGATCGTTTATAAACTCTATACCTTGGCTTAGTTCTTCTTTTGTCATTCGGTTAGTAAAACCCTCATCAAAATTTTTCTGTAAATGCATTTGCACTAAACGTCTTATGTGCATACTTGTTGAGTGCTCTGGACTAAATATAGCAAATCTCCAATTTTCTTTGACTGCTAAAGATAAAAGTATTTGATCTAAAAAAATAGATTTACCATGATTGGGTATGCCTGTAATAGTGTGGAACGTACCTGTCATTATTTTATAAATATCATCTAGCCCTTTCATTCCTATATCGTAAGGTTTTACAAAGTTGCCTTCGTAAAGATCTAACACCTGAGAGCTATAATCTTTGACTCTATATAAGCCATCTATCGGATAAGGTTCTGCTTTTTCTATTATTTCTTTAAGTTTAACTGGGCCATATTTAACAAGTACATCGTTAGCATCTTTACATTCGTCTGGTAAATTTACATACCAACAAATATCTCTTCCAAATCTGTGTAAAAGTTCTTTGTGTAATGCCTCGCCTGATTCGTCTTTATCTGTAAATAAAACTATTTTTGTAGCTTCTAAGGGGCAATTTACTAGTGGGGTAAACCTTGCATCCTTTTCGTTAAATTTTGCCTCTTTAGGTGCTCCATTAGGCAGGCTAGTTGCATCTAAGCCTATCTCTGCTAAAGATAAAACATCTATTTCCCCCTCTACGAATATTAGAGTTTCTTTGTCAAAAACATTATTATAATTGTAGAGATAAGGTTTTGCTCCCTGAGTCTGTTTAAAAGCCTTATCAAATAATCCTCTGTATTTTATATTTTCTAATTTTCCTTCCGCATTAAAGTATTGAAAGCCTATCCAATTCTGCTCTTGGAAAACTTTAAAATCATCTACTACTTTTTTTGATATTCCTCTATTTTTAAAATACTCGTACATTTTTTCTGTCTTTCTTTCTTCTGGAGTCTCTGGTCTTTTGTAAGTTTTTACAGGTTTTGCAAAAGAATAAGTCTTTTCTGCATAAGATCCTTTCCAATCGCAATGGTGACAAAACCAAACACAACCTTCTGAATTAATTGTAAATGAAAGTGGATTATCTTTTGAATTATGTTCTGGTTGACATTGTGGGCATTTAAGTTTTTGTGTTCCTTCTCTTTGATGTTTTATTTTAATTCCTAGTTCTTGTGGTGTTTTCATATTAGCCTGCAAGGTTGTTTAAATTTTTCTTCTTGGGTTTGATAACATAACCGTTCTCGTCTGTTTCAAACCAATCCATATATCGTTCTTGATTTAACCAAGTTGTAGGATGAGGTATATATTTCTCTTCTGTAGTTAAATTTTCTTCTGCAAATCTTTCAGCTCCAAAGATAATTTTCGGATAATGTTTTTCGTCAAATTTACTAAATGATTTTGAGGCCATCTTTTTTCCTATCTTTCTTGGATAGATCTTCCAAAACTTTTCAAAACTTTCCGTATATATATCTTTAGTATTATCTTTAGTATTAAGGGGTTGTACGACCTCTACCCTTGGGGTGTCTACACCCCTACCTAATAAAAGATGATATCTGTTAGAAGTATTAGATCCATTAGGTAATTTTCTATTTTCAATTCTAAGAAAACCTAACTTTTCAAATTCCTTTATTGTTTTTACTATTCCTTTTGTATCTTGCAAGCCTATCATTTTTGCTATGTGTTTATACGAGGGATAACAGCTACCGTTTTCGTCTGCGTAGTTTCCTAAAATGACTAAAATTAATTTTTTTGTGGGGGGTAATCCTTCTACTCTTAATGCATGATTTAGGAATTCAATTGACATAGTTATCTTTATATACTTTTATTTTCCAAAATGGAATACCCCTTTTTTAAATACCTATATTATGTTGATATATGCTTTTTAATTTTTATAGCAAAACAATATAAAAACAAATGCGGTAATATGCCCACTTTGGAATAAACACTATATAATGAATACATAATCAAATGAGAGGTAATAAAATGAAAAAATATACTTTTACAGAAGCTAAGAAAGAATTTTTAGACTTAGCAGGTAAATCTTACAAAGGCAAAATGCCTTCCCAAAAATACTCTACACACCGACTAGGTGGTTGGGTTATCAAAAGTAACGAAGATAAATACTTAGGCTTTATAGGTTATAGAGGCGGATCTTTTGTTTACAATCAGGAGAGTAAGTAATGGCAAAGTCTAAAGAAAATTTATATACAGAAGAAGAAGTATCTTTAGCTGTAGATTATGTAATAGGAGACGACGGCTTTAGATCTAGAGAAGTTATATCTTTACTAAGAACTTTCCTTAAAGAAAGAGAGGAACTTCAATGAGAATTATAAAAAATACATCAGGTTACGATACCGCAAAACTAAGATCTCTTTTCTGCGAGGTACATTCTCTAGTAGCTAAAACAGAAGGAAGGCTACCTCATTGGAAAGATCTAAAGGTTGCAGTAAGAAGAAAAAGCTACGGTTATAGCGGAAGGGCATATTTAGGAAAAGTCTATGGCGAAGGTTGGGATCTTTTCTTATCTATAAACAACGAGATGAATATAAGTTCCTTAAGTCAATTATTTGCTCACGAACTCTACCATTCCTACGGATATGATCACAAGCAATATACGACTTGGCCTTTATCAGATAACGATATCCAGATCTTAGAATCAAAGTTTTCTATAGAAGATCTTATTTCTAAAGAAAAAGAAAAGACTACACAAGTTAATTTAGTGGCTAAAAACTATAGTAAGTTGCTTAAGAGAAAAGATAATCTTCTTAAAAGACAAAAGCAATACGAGTCTAATCTTAAGCGTATTACTAATAATCTTAAGAAAGTAAGTAGATCTTTAGATGTGTACGAGAAAAAGTATGATCAAGAGAGGCTTACTACTAAGGAAATTGCAAAGACACAAAGGAAAAAAGCAATACACCCTAAACAAAAATGCCAAGATCTTTGTCAACAGTATAGTTGGTTACGAATAGAGAAATGGCACAATATAGAAAACCGAATATATGTCTACGATTTTAGAGAAGAACAAAAAGACATTGACTTCTT